CGTGCCCTCAACCAGGGCATCCCGAACAGCAAGAGCACGACTGCTCAGGTTGATGAAGCCTGCGGCATCCTCGAGGCTCGCAGCGAGGTCGATAAGGATCTCGCCATGCTGAACGGCAACACCGCTCAGTTCCGTCTGTCCGAAGACGTGGCCTTCCTCGAGGCCATGAATCAGACGCAGGCGACCACGATGTTCTACGGCAACCCCGCCACGGACCCGAAGCAGTTCCTCGGCCTCGCGCCGCGCTACTCGGCCCTGTCGGGATCGAACAACAGCGTGAACGTCCTCAACGGCCTCGCCGGCGGCGGCTCGTACTCTGGCACCGCAAACACCTCGGTGTACCTGGTCGTGTGGAGCGATCAGACCGTGTACTGCCCGTTCCCCAAGGGCAGCACCGCTGGCCTTGTCCACGAGGATCTCGGCGAGCAGACCGTGTATGACGGCAACAACCGTCTCCAGGCTTACGCCACCCGTTACCAGTGGAAGAACGGTCTGGTCGTGAAGGACTGGCGCTACGTTGTCCGTATCGCCAACATCAACACCACCGACCTGCTCGCCCAGACTAACGGTCAGGCGACCACCTCGTCTAGCAACCTGATCCGGCTGATGGCTCGCGCCCTCTACCGCATCCCGAACATGTCGATGGGTCGTGCCGCGTTCTACATGAACCGCACCGTCCACAGCGGCCTGTCGATCATGGCGCTGGACAAGAGCCAGGCCGTTCTGAAGGTCAATGAGGGTCTGTCGCAGTTTGGCGCCCCCAACAGCTGGCTGTCGTTCCTCGGAGTTCCCCTCCGCAAGGTCGATGCCATCGTCAACACCGAATCTCAGGTGTCCTAATAGGACACAGGAAGGAAACCAGCAATGATTACTGATCGTCTTCTCGTCGTGTCGGGCAGCAATAATCCCGGCAGCGCAATCACTGGACAGGCCATTACCGCTGACGCCGTTTCGACCGACACCATTGACCTCGGCACCGCCCGAGACATCGGTGAGGGTTCGGATCTGTTCATGGTGTTCACCGTGGTTACTGCGTTCAACACGCTCACCAGCCTTGATCTTGAGGTTGTGATTTCAGCGAACGCCGACCTTTCGTCGCACACTGTGCTTGCAGAGACGAATGCAACTCTTGCAAACTCCGGTCTCGCCGCCGGCAAGCAGTACGTGGTCGCCCTGCCCCCGCAGATCGCAAGCCTCGGCCTGCGTTACCTCGGCGCCCGCTACGACGTGAACGGGACCAACCCGACCACGGGTAGCATCCTCGCCGAGATCGTTCACAACATCCAGGACGGCCGCAAGTTCTACGCTTCCGGCTTCACCGTCGCGTAATTGAGGTTCACCCATGCGAGTCAAGGCACTTCTCGATTGCTTCATCGACAACCACTACCGGAAGGAAGGGACGGAGTTCGAGTATTCGGGCGCACCGATCCCGGATCTCTTGGAGCCAGTTGGCATGGACCATGAGGACAGCGCAGAGGAAGCTCCCAAGCTCCGCAAGCGCACCGCCAAGGCCGCAGCATCGGAGTGATTCTCTGACAGGTTCGTGAACAGGGAGGGGCGTCGGCGGGAAACCACGGCGCCCCTCCCTTCCTACGGGAGGAGCGAATAATTTGCCATCGGTCGTTGAAATTTGCAACCTCGCCCTCGCGCACCTCGGCGACGACGCCACCGTCGCAAGCATTGATCCGCCGGAGGGATCAGCACAGGCAGAGCACTGCGCCCGGTTCTACCCGGTCGCACGTGACATGCTTCTCCAGATGCATACGTGGTCGTTCGCATCGCGGCGCGTCAGCCTCGCGCAGGTGACGATGCCGTACACCATGTGGAAATACGCATACGCATGCCCTGGCGACATGATGACCGCCGTGGCCGTGCTGCCGCCCGAGGCAGAGAACGATTACACGGTGCGTGCGTATCCCGCCGACCGCTACGGTTTCGGATGGACGAACCCGCCCATCACGACCGCTGGCGTGTACGTGCCGCAGGAATACGTGATCGAGACGGACACGCTCGGGAACAAGATCATCTACACGAACCAGGAAACCGCACTCCTGCGCTATCAGGCGCTTGTGAGCGACCCGACCAAGTTCGACCCGCTGTTCACCATCGCATTGTCGTGGCAGCTCGCGTCGTTCCTTGCCGGCCCGGTCGTCAAGGGTGAAGAAGGCGCACGGCAGGGGCAGCGATGCTTGCAGATGGTCGCCATCTACCTTGGACAGGCACGCGCATCCGATGCAAGCCAGCGCGACGTGAAGCCCGGTCACATCACCTCCTGGATCTCTGGACGCTGACATGGCGCTCACCCGAACCTACACGCGGTCATTTGCCGGCGGCGAAGTGTCGCCGGAAATGTGGGGCCGGATTGATGACGTGAAGTTCCAGACTGGCGCAGCGAAGTTGCTGAACTTCATCGCGCTTCCGCAGGGTCCGGCAGAGAACCGACCAGGCACTGCATTCGTGCGCGAGGTGAAGGACAGCACGAAGCGCACGCGCCTGCTTCCGTTCACGTTCAGCACCACGCAGACGCTGGTACTTGAGCTTGGCGCGGGGTACTTCCGGTTCCATACGCAGGGCGCGACGCTCGGGCCTGGTACGCCAGCGGCTTATTCAACGACAAAGACCATCACTGCCGTCAATACCGGGACGGAGACGTTTACAAGCAACGCGCACGGATACGCAAACGGAACGCCAGTGCAGGTGTCGGCGACAACCACGTTGCCCGCACCGCTTGTAGCCGCTACCACGTACTACGTTATCAATGCTGCGGCAAATACTTACCAGTTGTCCCTGACCGCGACCGGGTCTGCAATCGACATCACGACTGCTGGCAGCGGAACGATCACGTCCAACCAGGTCTACGCGGTCGGAGATCTCGTCTCGTCTGGAGGCGTGAACTACTACTGCATTCTTCAGGCAGTCAATCAGACGCCTCCGAACGCAACGTACTGGTATCCGCTGCCGGCGGGGATCTACGAGATCCCGAATCCCTACGCCGAGGCCGACTTGTTCGACATTCACTACGTGCAGTCGGCCGATGTGCTGACGCTCGTACACCCGAACTACGCACCGCGTGAGCTGCGCCGGCTTGGGGCGACCACGTGGACGCTGACAACGATCTCGTTTGCGTCCACGGTTACGTCGCCTACCGGGTTGAGTGTGACCGCCAACCGCGGTGAAGCACTTGACCTTATCGGATTCACGTCCGCGAATCCAGGTGTCGCGCATACGACCGCGCCGCATGGATTGTCGGTTGGAGATCCGGTGTACCTTGACGGCGGAACGTGGACGAATCCGTTCCCTGATGACTACTACATCGTTTCTCACATAAGTGCCGGAGACAAGTTCCGCGTCCGCACATACAGCAGCGGAATCGAACTTGATACGACATCCTATGGAACGTGGTCGAGCGGCGGATACGTGCAGTTTGGCGACAAGTCGCTGGACTTCACCAGTTACTACGTTGTCACCACAATCGCTCCGAACGGAATCGACGAGAGTGCGCCGAGCGCGGCTGCAACCGCGAACAACAACCTCAACGCGCAGGGATCGAGCAACACGATCTCGTGGTCGGCCGTGTCTGGCGCTGCTCGCTACAACATCTACAAGCGTCAGAATGGGCTGTATGGCCTGATCGGACAGACCGACCTGACGACGTTCACTGACAACAACATCGGTCCCGATCTCGGAATCACGCCGCCAATCGTCGATACCGTATTTGCGTCAAGTGGAAACTACCCAGGCGCAGTCAGTTACTTCGAGCAGCGCCGCGTGTTCGCAGGCACGACCAATGCACCGCAGACTCTGTGGATGACGCGCACTGGAACGGAGAGTGACATCTCCTACCACATCCCGCTTCTTGACACCGACCGCATTGCATTTCGTGTCGCTGCCCGTGAAGCCAACACGATCCGCCACCTTGTCCCGCTGACGCAGCTGCTTGCGTTGACGAGCGCCGCCGAGTGGCGCGTTAGCCCGGTGAACAGCGACGTGATCTCGCCGACCACCATCTCTGTGCGTCCGCAGTCATACGTCGGTGCCAACAACGTGCAGCCGTCCATCGTGAACAACACGGTGGTGTACTGCTCTGCGCGTGACGGCCACGTGCGCGAGCTTGGCTATTCCTGGCAGGCAAGCGGCTTCGTGACTGGCGACCTGTCGATCAGATCCACGCATCTGTTCGACAACTTCGATATCACGGACATGTGCTACAGCAAGGCTCCGCAGCCACTGCTGTGGTTCATCTCAAGCACGGGCAGCATGCTCGGGCTGACATACATCCCGGAGCAGCAGATCGGCGCATGGCACCAGCACGAAACGGACGGCGACTTTGAGACGTGCGCTGCCGTTGCCGAGGGTGCCGAGGACCGCCTGTACGTCATCGTCAAGCGAACCATCGGCGGGGTGACGAAGCGATACGTCGAACGGTTCGCTAGCCGGCAGATCGGCGACATCGAAGACTGCTTCTTCGTGGACAGCGGCCTGACCTACGACGGCACGAACACGACTGCGACCACGGTCACGGTGACGGGCGGCACGACCTGGGGGCCGGCCGACGTGCTAACGATCACGGCGAGCAGCGCACTGTTCCAGTTCCCTGCAACCACGGACGTGGGCGACGCCATCGTCCTGACCGACGCGAACGGGAACACGTACCGCCTGACGATCCTGTCCACGACCTCCACCACGGTGGCGACGGCACGGACTGATCTTGTTCTGCCCGTGGCGCTGCGTGGCGTGGCGACGGCCGTATGGTCGTTCGCACGCGACACGGTGACTGGACTGACGCACCTCGAGGGCAAGACTGTCAGCATCCTTGCGGACGGTGCCGTGATGCCGCAGGTGACGGTTACGGGCGGGGTGGCCGTGTTGCAGCGTGCAAGCACGGTCGTCCATGTGGGCCTTCCCTACGTCAGCGATCTCGAGACGCTCCCGATGGCACTCCAGATGGAGGCGTTCGGCCAGGGGCGCGCCAAGAACGTCAACGAGGCATTCCTGCGCGTGTACCGCTCGAGCGGAATCTTCGTCGGCCCGAACGCTGACAACCTCGTTGAGGCCAAGCAACGCACCACGGAGCCATACGGTTCGCCGCCCGCGCTCAAGACGGACGAAATCAGTGTCAAGCTCACGCCGACGTGGCAGCAGGCGGGGCGCATCTATGTGCGTCAGTCTGACCCACTTCCTCTCACCATCGTCGGATTGACCCTTGAAGTGAGCATCGGAGGCTGACATGGCAGTCGTACAGGTTCCATTCTCCACCAGTCCAATCGGACCGACCCTGCTGACCGGGCAGTCGTATGCGGTCGGCGCTGGAACAACGTCCCCGTCATTCGCCTCGCAGTTTGCCCAGGCCATGACGGTTGCCGGCCCCATCGCGGGGATCTTCGGTTCGATCACGGGCGCCATCGGCTCGTTCTACGCGGCGCAAAGCCAGCAGAACCAGCTCAAGATGCAGGCGCAGAACCAGCGGTTCGCGGCCGAGATGGGCCGAATTAACCAGCGGTCCGCCGAGTTCACGGCAGGGCAGATAGGCCGCGAGGGCGCGGCTCGGTTCGGGCAGTATTCCATGCGCGCTGGGCAGGCGCGTGCAAGCGCGCAGGCAGCACTTGCTTCACGCGGTGCCGTCCTAGGTGCGGGCAGCGCCAAGGAAATCATCGGCAGCATGGACCTCGTCAAAGAAATCGACCGCCTGAACATCAACGCGTCCACTGTGCGCGAGCAGGAGGCCGCAAGGTTGCGGGCCTTCAACATCGGAGTCGGCGCCACGATGGCCGACATTTCCGCGCAGAACCTCCAGTCCACCGCCAACACAATCTATCCGGGCCTCGCTGCCAGCACGAGCCTGCTTGGCAGTGCGACCGAAATCGCCACCACCTGGGCGCGCAACCGTCGCATCGAGGAGTTGCTCGAGGGCGTCTCCACGCAGAGGATCTGACCCATGCCGACCGTACCTACCAGCTTCATCCCGCAGGTCGCTCCGCAGGGGGCCGGCGACATCGGCGACTTCGCCGCCCCCGGCATCGCCCCCGCTGAAAACCTGGCGGCGCCGCAGGTCGCACGGTTTGGTCAGCAGCTCACGCAGACGGGCATGGCGGCCTTCCGGCTCGGCTCGGCGATCCAAGACGGTATCGACGAGGCAAAGACCAAGGAAGCCGACGTAGCGGCCGGCAGGGGCATGCAGGCGGTGGCCGATAAGTATTCGTCCATGATCGGCAAGGATGCCGAGGTGAACTACGACGCCATGCAGTCCGAACTGTCCCAAGCGGGGCAGTCGGCGATGGGCATGCTCGACAACGACGTGCAGCGTCGGATGCTCTCCCCGATCCTTGCTCGGAACATGGGCATCTTCCAGAGCCGCATGGGCCAGCACCGCGTGCAGCAGCTGCGCGTCTACCAGACGAATGAGTCCAAGGCACGGTCCGACATGTACGTCGATGCGTCCGTATCGGCGTTTGGGCAGATCGGCAGGAAGGGAGCGGAAGCCAACGAGGTCATGGCGATCCAGTTCGAGGCCAACAAGGGCATCGCGCTGGAGGAGGCCCGTAAGGCCGCGAGGCTCGTCGGCATCCCGGACGGCTCCGCGCAGATGAAGCTGATCGAGCGCGACGTGAACGACCGCATCGCGTCTGGCATCGTTGACCAGCTCGTCGCTTCAAAGGAGTATGGAAAGGCCGAGGAGTACGTGTCAGGCCAAGCCGACGCCATCGGCGCTCCCATGCGCGAGACGCTGGCTGGGCGCATTGAGTCAAATAGGAAGGCCGTGGTCATTGAGGAACTCACGGCAAACATCACCGCGTTCGGGCGCCCGGAGGCGAAGAGCGACTCTGGCACCTATCCGGTCAGCGAGGACGCTGAGGCGAAGCCGCCGCAGACGCTGCGCGAGGCGCTGCTTCTTGCTGACAACATTGAAGATCCGCTGACCCGCAAGGCCGTTCGCGCCAACCTTGAAAGCAACTACGCACGCAAAGAAACCATGATCGAAGCCGAATACCAAAGGCTGAACGAGGACATTGCGAATGTGTTTGCGGTTGATGGGCGAGTACCGCCAGATATGTTGGCTCGACTCGACCCGAAGGATCAGAACAAGTGGCTGACGCTCACGACGGAGAAAGACGAGCAGCACACGATGATGGCTATCGCTGACAACCCAGGCGTGCTGACCAAGCAGTACGTGGTCGATGCGTTTAAGAACAGGAAGATCAGCCCGGCGACATACACAAAGTTGATGTCGGAGCTAAACAAGCCGGACGCACCGCAGCGCCTGTTCGAGGCGACCGTGGACGCGAATATGCTGAACACGACGCTGTACGACAACGGATTCGCCAACCTAGTCAATCCGAGCAAGGAAAACGCATCCGCGACCGAGCGGAAGATTAGGTTGCAGAACGCCGTAAACCTGCGCGTTGAGGCAGAGCAGAAAAACCTCGGCCGCAAGATGTCCGACAAGGAAAAGCAGGGCATCATCGACCGTGCGATCATCGAGATGGGAACGTCCGTGCAGGAGGATGCAGGATGGTTCTGGTTCGACAAGACCGAGCAGCTACCGCTCTCCATGATGACCCCGGCGCAGCGTGCCGGCGTGACGAACAGGTTCCTCCAGATCGGTGACACCAAGATCCCCGGCGGCGTATACGAGGCGATCTACGCCGATCTCGCAAGCACGGGCCGCGTACCTACCGCAAAGCAGGTGCTTGAGTACTACGAAAGAACGAGGAAGCCAGAGTGATTGAAGGAGACATCGAGGAGCGCATGGCAGGATTCGCACCGTCGCAGCGGACGGGGCCGAGCGATCTCGCACGCGACATCATGTCGCAGCAGGTTGCAGGCCCGTCGATGGAACCGACCGTTCCGGAACCGTCGCCACTCGCACGGGAGATCATGTCCCGCGACAACGACGTCCTCATGTCTTCACTAATGGGCGCCGTGGACGTGAACCCGGACGAGGCTGCGAAGGCAAGCCGGATCGGATCGCAGTTCGGCGTTGGCCAGGACATCGCGCTCCGCAACATGCCGGAAATGGAGCACCGGGAAAAGATGATGCAGCTGCGGCAGATGCAACTCCAGCAGCGCGACCCGATCCTCGCGGAGTTCATGTCCGATCAGGCGTTTGCACGGATGGCTTATGACGATCTACCGAACCTGTCGGTGATCGGGCGATCATTCCGTTTCATGCGCGACATCCCAACCGGAATCAGCGAGGGCTTTACCAAGGCCGTGTCGCAGGCCGAGATGTCGAAGATCCTAGAGCGCCAGCGAGAACGTGGTGGCTACATTGAGGAGTATGAGAAGGCTGCGCTTCGGTCGTATCAGCAAGAGTTGTCTGAACTATCAAAGGAGACTGGACTAGCAGAAGCCGGCGCATATCTCGTAAGTCAACAGCTCACGGACTGGCGGATTGAGGATGTAGAAAGGGTTGTGACTGGTGGAGTGATTGGTGGTGGGGCTGGATTTGTGGGCGGGCCACTTGCCCCAGCTACTGTTCCTGCTGGCATCGCGCTTGGCTTGAAGGCTGGCTTTGCGACCACCATGTTTGAACGGTCGCGCCGCATGGAAACGGCCTCGCTTTACGGCGAACTTGAGCCGGAGCTAGGTCATGACATGGCGAACAAGATTGCGTTCGGCGCGGGAATCCTGAATGCGTCGCTTGATGTCGGTTCGCTTGGCCTAATCACGGCACCGCTTCGTGCTCCGCTGAAAGCGGCATTCGGACAGTCGGTCAAGGAGGCGGTCAGAAAGCGGACGGTGCGCGACTCATTTGCGCGGTTCGGACTGTGGTACGCCGGATCGGTTGCAGCGGAGACGGGTACGGAAACGCTCCAAGAGATGAACAACGTCCTTGCGATGGAGCTCGGCTTATACCTACAGGACAAGCCGTTGGTGCTTTCCACCGAGGAGGGACGCGCAGAGGTCGCCGACAGGCTTGCAACCGTCGCCGTCGAGACGGCCCTCGGCATGGTGACGGTCGGCCTGCCCGGTCCTGCGGTCCAGTTCTATTCGGATGTTCGCGGAGCGGCGCGGGCTATGAACGAGCACAAGAAGCTCGAGAACATCACCAAGGCCGTGTCGGAAAGCAAGTTGCTGCCGCGAAACTCCGCGGCGCTGGAATCGTACATCGCGTCCACGGCGGAAGACTCCGACGCATCGACGGTGTTCATCGACGCTGCGACCGCGAACGACATCCTGCGGCAGTCCGGGCTGACGGACGTGGAACTTGACGCCGCGCTTCCCGGCGTCCGTCAGCAGATTGAGACGCTCCAGGAAAAGGACATCCCGCTCGGCGGCTCCGACATCACGATTCCGATGGAGCAGTTCACGGTTCGGATCGCCAAAACTCCGTTGCAGGAGCAGTTGAAGCAGCACGCACGCCTGTCTGCTGGCGCACCGAGCTTTCTCGAGGCGCAGCGCATCCGTGCTGAAATGCCACAGATCCGGGCGGAGGCCGAGCAGATCCTCGCCATGAAGCAGGAAGCCGACGCGGCGTTTGTTGCCGAGGCGCAGCAGGTCGAGGACGAGGCGTTCGAGCAGGTCCGTGCGGTCGGCCAGTTCACCGACATCGAGGCACGGACGATTGCCAAGGTTCGTCAGGCGATGGTGGTCGTGGACGCGGCCGAGGCCGGGATGACGCCGGCGCAGTACCAGCGCGAGCGCGGCGTGCCGCTGGTCATTCGGGGCGAGGGAATG